ACATGGTCGTTCTCAAGTCTTAAAGAGTTTCAACAATGCCCTCGTAAGTATTATGAATGCCGAGTCGCAAAGAATTATACGTTCAAGGAAACAGAAGCTACCATATATGGTAAAGAAGTTCACCTTGCCCTCGAAGAATATGTACGAGATAATAAACCTTTAGCAAAGAACTACGAAAGATTCAAAGATCAAGTCGACGCATTGATTGCAATTCCAGGTGAGAAACTTTGCGAATATGAAATGGGTTTAACCCGAGATAAAAAAGCGTGTGACTTTGATGATCCGAATAGATGGGTTCGAGGTATTGCAGACTTAATTATTATTGATAATGACTATGCCTTTATCATTGATTACAAAACAGGGAGCAATAAATATCCCGATACAAAACAGTTACGCTTGATGGCACTCATGGTTTTTGAACACTTTCCTAAAGTCAATAAAGTTAAAGCAGGTTTATTGTTTGTGATGCACGGAACATTTATTACCGACGAATACAAACGAGAAGATAAAGATTTATCTTGGGCCATCTTCGAGAAAGCACTAGCCCGACTGGATAATTCTTATGATGCAAATATGTGGCTCCCTAGTCCTACTCCGTTATGCCGATGGTGTCCAGTTAAAAGTTGTGAGTTTAATCAGTAATGGAAAAACGACCTTGCCCTACATGTAATCAGAAGTTTGATTATACTAAAGTGGGCAAAACTTATTGTTCTCATAGATGTAAAAAGACGGCATATAGACAAAGAGTTTATGAGAAGAATGAAGGTAATTGGGAATGGTTTTTCAAAGGCATACTAAATAGTCGAGAGGATAGAAAAGACCTTAGTCCTGAAATATTAATAGATATATTAAAGAAACAAAATTATAAGTGTGCTCTCTCAGGAGTTAAGATGACTTGTTATAGAAAGTATCATGACTCAGATCTTAGTTCGACTTGGACTAATGCCAGTATAGATAGAATTAAAGCTGGGGAAGAGTATAATAGTAAGAATGTTCAGTTAGTATGTAGAGCAGTAAATTCTTTTAGAGGAACGCTCCCAGTTAGTGAATATTTACAGTGGTGTAAAAAAGTAGTAGCCCACAATAAAGTAAAATAATAGTTGAATATAGTAATAAGTTAAAGTAAAATAATAGTTTAAGGAAAGAGATAATGGAAATAGTTGATAACACCGCAGTTAAATTATTAGTGCCTGATTACATGGTTTCTCATATTCAAAACAATATTGAGAAGTCAGAGATAATTAATAATAAAGGAAGTTTAGTTGAAGTCTTAGTCTACTGGGGTCTCACTGAGATGACCCGTCTTAATCAATTAATAAGTTTTAAGAATCCTCTACCTAGTCCTATGAGCCGTGACTATGATTGGCCCGGGACATTCAAACCATTTGAACACCAACGAGTAACAGCAGAATTTTTATCTATCAATCGTAGAGCCTTTTGTTTTAACGAAGCGGGTACAGGTAAAACTTCGTCTGCTTTATGGGCGGCTGATTACTTAATGAAACAAGGAGAGATTAAAAGAGTTTTAGTTATATGCCCTCTATCTATTATGCATAGTGCATGGCAAGACGACGTGTTTAGTACTTGTATGCACCGATCAGTTGTAGTAGCACACGGGGCTTCTAGTAAACGAGAAAAAATTATAGACAACAAAGACTATGAGATTGTAATTATTAATTATGATGGCGTAGGAATTGTTAAAGAGAATATTGCAAAGGGCGGATTTGATTTAATTATTATTGATGAAGCTAATGCGTACAAATCACCAAGCACAATCCGATGGAAAACTTTAGCTAAACTAATTACTCCTGAGACTCGGCTATGGCTAATGACGGGTACTCCTGCGGCTCAATCGCCGCTTGATGCGTTTGGTCTAGCTAAATTAGTTTGTCCTCATCGAGTTCCAAAGTTTTCGGCGGCTTGGCGAGACAAGGTGATGTATCAGGTCACTCGGTTTAAATGGGTTCCAAAAAAGACAGCGAAAGACGATGTGTTTAAAGCGTTGCAACCTGCGATAAGATTTAGTAAAGAAGATTGTTTGGATTTACCTGAAGTCATGTATCAGACCCGAGAGGTACCACTCACTCCAGTCGTGCAACGGTACTATAAAAACCTCAAAGATCAGTTTCTTATTGAAGCTGCGGGAGAGCAGATCAGCTCAGTAAATGCGGCGGCTAACCTAAGTAAGCTATTACAAATTTCAGGTGGGGCTGTGTACACAGATAAAAAAGAAGTTGTTGAGTTTGATATTCGACCTCGTCTATCTGCGTTAGATGAAGTACTAGATCAGACAGAACATAAAGTATTAGTCTTTGTTCCGTTCAGACATACCATCGAAGTTGTAGCTCGACACTTAAATAAACAAGGAATTAGTACTGAGATAATAAATGGTTCGGTTTCAGCAAATGATCGTGCTAGAATTATTACTCAGTTTCAGTCGTTAGATGACCCTCGTGTTTTAATCATACAACCACAAAGTGCGTCGCATGGCGTGACATTAACACGAGCAGACACAATAGTTTTTTGGTCACCAGTTATTTCAGTTGAAACTTATTTACAGTGTATTGCCCGTATTGATCGCTATGGTCAGAAGAACAAGATGACTGTGGTACACATACAGGGTTCAGACGTAGAGAAAAAGATGTATGCCATGTTACAAGGTAAAGTTGATCTGCATACTAAGTTAGTTGATTTATATAGAGAGATATTAGAGTAATGGATTTTCCGAAACAAGAGTTTGAAATATTACGGCGTGAGGTAGACAAGTTTATAGAAGAACATTGTGAACACCCACACCAAGTCGAATTATTTATGATGGCATTGGTATTAACCACGCTATCTAGTTACGAGATTGATATTGAGAAATTTGCTGATGATGTAACTAATACTCATCGGAATGCACTCACGTCAATAAAAGCAGTTAAAAAACTATTAAGTAAATTTATGAAAGGAGATTTAAAATGAGTGAAGAAGTCACCACTCAAGAAGTAGGTCTCGACGATATTGTGTCTGTGTATTTAAAGATACGAGGTGAACGAGACAGACTTAAACATGAATATGAATCGAAAGATTTAGAACTAAAAGCTGAGATGGCGCAGATAGAAGAAGTATTACTATCTCAATGTAATCAAATCAATGCCGATAGTATTAAAACAAGTCAGGGTACGATCATCAAAACCCTCCGAGAAAACTTTATATGCAATGACTGGGAAAATTTAAAAGCCTTCATTGTAGAAAATAATCTCATAGACTTAATGCAACAACGTTTACATAGCGGAAATCTAAAAGAATACCTAGTCACACACGGCAATGATGGACTGCCACCCGGGGTCACTTCGATTAGAGAGTATAGTATTGTAGTTAAAAAACCTAGTAAATCATAAGGAGTTATTATATGGCTAACGAATTAGCAAATTTAATTAATCAGAATCCGGCCCTAGTTCAGACTGGTCTTGATGAAGATACACTTGCCGTTGCTGGTGGTATATCATCAGGCCCAAAACGAATCTCAATTAAGGGTGGAGTATTTAGAAAATACGCAGGTGGTAAAGAAGTTGGTAGTATAGAAGATAGGCACATGAATGTTGTCTTTGTTAAGATGGCTCACAATGCTTCTCGTATGTACTACGCATCAAGTTATAAAGAGGGAGAGAAAGTATCCCCGAGTTGTTGGTCAAGCGACTCGAGAACACCTGACAAAGATGTACCTAATCCACCATCAGCATCGTGCGATCAATGCCCATACAGTGTAAAGAATTCTGTGGCGGCTAATGGATCACAATGTAGATTGTCTTGGAGAACAGCAGTTGTATTACCTGATGATCCAAACGGTGATGTATTACAATTAGTATTGCCCTCTACTTCATGTTGGCAAAAAGAAGATGGTGGTAAGTGGGGCTTTAGACCGTACATGCAGATGTTAGCAAGTAACAATGTTGCGGCTTCTAGAGTTATTACTAAGATGCAGTTTGATACTAAGTCACCTGTGCCTAAAGTTTTATTCTCACCTGTTGGAGCAGTTAATCCAGAGGACTATCCAATCATTGAGAAACAAGCACAATCAGAAGTAGCTACAAACGCTGTTAAATTATCTATCTATAAGCCGACTGATGAAGTTGAAGCACCTGCTCAGGCACAAGTTGAAGCACCTGCTCAGGCACAAGTTGAAGCACCTGTTCAGGCACAAGTTGAAGCACCACAACCTCTATCTGCTGAAACACTACCGCAGTCTGACGTTGATGCTGAACAACCTCAGTTAAAAGATTCTGGTTCAAGTGAAGTTAAAAAACCAGTAGATATTTCTAACACAATTAAAAAATGGTCAGTTAAAAACTAAGGAGATATATGGCTAAATCATATAGTGAAAAATATTTATTGAGCCTGAATGATCTGAATGAAAAACGTATAGGTGTGCAGTTTGGTAAACTTTGTGTTAAAGCCAATCTGCCACCTAGTATGATTGCCGACGCTATGGCCGTCTCGCGTATGTCAGTATATAACTGGTTCAGGGGTAAAGTAGTTAACCAAAAGAATGTAGAAAAGGTAGAACGCTTTATGGATATTATTGAAGATAATTTAAACAAGGGAAACTTGCCTGTACTAAGTACCTCGCAGGCAAGAAATTTTATAACAGAAAAAATTGTTAGCAAACTTTGAAGGAAGTAGTATAATAGATATGTCCCAACCCAATTTTAAAAAACCATATTAATTTATGGGGGAATACTGTTGACTTTAAAAATAGAAAGCAACTGCAAATATGATTACAGAATTTTATAAAAAAGCACTACCTAGTAATGGCGTGTATTGTATAACTGCAATAGACCCCACCAGTAAAATACCTAAACATAAATTTGTAGAATCTATTAATGAAATTGAACCTGTTATCAATGAGTTCAAAAACAAAAACACAAACGTCTTTGTTGCACTAAGTTCATTTAAAGGATATAGCCGTAAAGCTGATGAAGCGATGTACGTGCGGTCATTCTTTGTAGACTTAGATGTGGGAGAGGGCAAAGGTTATGAGTCTAAAGAAGTTGCATTGAAAGCTCTTGATGAGTTTACTGCGACGGCAGATCTACCTCCTCCTATAAAACTTGATTCGGGTACAGGCATTCATGCGTACTGGTTATTCGACCGTGACATTGATGCAACGGAATGGAAACCTTATGCGGAGAAGTTTAAAAATTTATGTATCTCTAGTGGGCTTCGTATTGATCCTGTTGTAACAGCAGACTTAGCTAGGATCTTACGTGCACCAAATACATTTAATTTAAAAACAAACCCACCTAGTCCAACTAAATTAATAGATGAAGAACTACCTGTATATGTCTTTGATGAGTTTAGAGATTTTCTTGGTCAGACTGAGCCCTCATTGAATGACATACTACAAAGCATTCCTAAAGGTATGTCTGAAGATCAACGCAAATTATTGAAGTTAGATAACTTTGAGAATAGTTTTGAGAAGATAGTTCAGCTATCCCGTCAGGGACAAGGATGTAAACAAATCAAATTTATTTTAGATAATGCTAAGACTTTACCTGAGCCACTATGGTATTCGGGATTATCTATTGCCCAACATTGTGAAGACCGTGATACTGCAATTCATTTAATCTCAGAAGACTATCCTAGCTATAGCCCTGATGAGACAGAAAGAAAAGCAAATCAAACACAAGGTAAGCCCCATTCCTGTGAAACATTTAATAGTGTGAATCCAGGTGTATGTGAAGGGTGTCCGCATCGAGGCAAGATAACTAATCCATTATCTATTGGTAAAGTATTTAAGATAGCAACTGCTGAGGATAAAGAAGAGATACCTTATCAAACAGCCATACCTGTTGAAGCAGTGACGACACTTGAACAACAAAAATCAAACCCATTATCAAGAGGGCTTCGTACATTACCTGAAGAAATTTATCCGTTTGTATATGGTAAGAACGGAGGTATTTATTACATGCCTGCTCCTAAGTATGATGAAGAGGGAGTGCCTATACAATCTGACCCTGTATTAGTTACTCTATATGATGTATGGCCAGAGAAAAGAATTTATAGTCCTCTAGACGGAGAGTGTTTGTTAATGAAAGCAATATTACCACACGACCCCGAAAGAGAATTTTTATTGCCTATAAGTAAGGTATATGCTCTAGAAAAACTAAAAGAGATTATAGCTTCTCAAGGCGTTTTATTTAACACAGACCCAAAAGGAGGGCAACTCGTGCAAAATTATATTATTAAATGGGGACATCACTTAACATCTTTAAGTGCCGCAGAAGTTATGCGTATGCAAATGGGATGGACAGAAGACAAAGAAGTATTTGTTATAGGAGACAAAGAGCTTAATCGAAAAGGAAAAGAAATATCATCTGCCGTATCTCCCGCCAACAAAGCATTAGCAAAACATTTAGTGCCAAAAGGCGACTACAAAATATGGAAAGAAGCTGCAAATCGTTTGAACAACAGGTCATTAGAACTTCATGCGTTTTGTTTATTGTCAGGTTTTGGATCTGTACTAATGGATAGAACATCAACATCAGGTGTTACCATATCATTGACTGGTGAATCAGGTGCCGCTAAAACAGGAGCATTGTATGGGTGTTTATCTGTATGGGCTAATCCTAAGGACATCTCTGCAACAGAACAAACTGCAACAGCTAACGGAATGACTGGTCGATATTTAGGTTTACATAACTTACCATTTGGTTTAGATGAAGTAAGTAATATCCCACCTCGAGAACTGTCTCAGTTAATACATAAAATATCTCATGGTAAAGCAAAGATTCGTATGCAGGCCTCAGTTAATGCCGAGCGAGACCATGAAATGTCAGCATCATTAGTTGCAATATTTACTTCCAATCATTCTTTATATGACAAGTTATCCATACTGAAAAAAGATCCTAACGGTGAGATTGCTAGACTTATAGAATTTTCTGTAAGAAAACCTCAGATATTAAAAGACGAAGCATCACTTGGTAAAGATATATTTGATAAGTTTAGATACAACTATGGTTGGGCAGGCAGAGATTTTATCTTCAATCTATTTAAATATTCTGATAAAGAAGTACTTAGTATGATGGACAACTGGACAGATAAGTTTAGAAAAGATTTTGGAGAAGATACTTCATACCGATTCTATGAAAACTTAGTAGCCGCAACAATGACTGCAGGTGAGATCGCAGTTAAAGCAGATATTGTGGATTATGATTTAGAGCGTATCTATCAAAAGATTGTAGGTGAGATGATAAACATTAGAGATAATGTAGTTAAAGTTAATACTGTAGACTATGAATCTTTAGTCGGTGAATTTATTAACCAACATCAAACAGGCATCTTAGCATTTAAAGAAGATAAAATAGTAATGGAGCCTCGTATGCCGTTAGTCATTAGAGCTGAGATTGATAACGGACTTATCTTCATTGCTAAACCTGAGTTTAGAAAATTTCTTGCAGACAATATGGTGAGCTCAAGAGAGTTCATGTATCAAATGGCACAGAAAAAAATTGAAGTTAAAGAAGTTAGAAAACGTCTTGGAGGTAATTGGAAAGATGCTACAGCCGCAATGAATGTTATGGCTTATGTATTTCCTATCAAACAGTTTGCTAATACTCTGTCTTCAATAGAAAATTCAAATGAGTCTACATACTGAACCTGAATGGATATTTCCGTTTGAGTTTATGGAAGTCGGGGATAGTTTCTTTATCCCTACCTTGAAGCCTTCGCCCTTGATTTATGCCATCGAGTCAGGGGCTAAGAGGGCTAAGGTAAAAGTCAAAACATACCAAACAATAAAAGATAACTGCATGGGTGTTAGATGCTGGAGAATCTTATGATTATTTGTTGGCACTCATTGCAGCTCTATCAAGTTTATCTATAACTGCATTTAACATTTTAATTTCTGACGCATCTATTTTATCTATTCGTTTACGTTTTTCTTCACCAGACATGTTGCTTGCTGTAATTTGTCTTCTTGCTAATCGTAAATCAGAAAGCTGACTATTAATTTTATTCATGTAAGGCGCAACACCTAAGTATCCTCTATTTTTTTCAACATAATCTTTTAGTTCTTCTTTCTGACCAATAGAAGTTAAATAGTTTACTGTGCCTGTTGCCGTATTAACTTTGTCATATAATTTATAGAATCTTTGACGAGGGCCAGTTCCATATTCATTTTGAATAATGTTGCCGATGAATAGTAAATCACTAGGTCTTTTATCTGGGCGGTCATTTGCCATATAGTTACTGAACTCACCTAAAGTAGCACCCATGTAACCTAAATAACCTCGAATAAAATTATCTATCTTGATCGGAGAAACATTCAAAGAGTTTCCAATTACTTTAGCCACTTCGCTAGTGTTATCGTTAAATTGATACTTTGGTTCCCTACGTTGTAATGAGGGGCTCACTAACGGCCTTGCAGTAAACAAGTCAAAATTAGTTACGTTCTCTATAATTGGAGTTGCTACAGTTGGCATAGGTAAAAAGCCTGCACCTAACTCCCATAGTTTTCTTATGATGGCTCCAGCAACTTCAGGGCTTTCTAAGTCTGCTCGGTCATAATTTAATACATAAGCTCTTGTACCTCGTTCAATGGCTACTTTTAGTGGAGCTAATTCTCTTGGCACTGCAACCCTAATACCCCCGATAAAGAAGTTATTATCTTTATTATAATCGGTTTCATTTTCATAATCATCATCACCTGACATGAACGCAGTATATGCCGCAGTAAACGCTGCGTATTTAGCTATGCGGAACAAGAAAGCCTTTTTACCTTCAGCTTTAGTCATGTTGCCAACGCGCCCTCTCATCGCTTCTATTTCTCTGAACATACCTTGTATAGGTGGATTGATAAAAGGCATCATACGTCGTAGATAAGCCATTGTTCTTGACTGTCCAATCTGCTGATAGGGTAAATATTGTAATGATTTTAAAGCGGCGTAATCTTCAGCAGTCTGACGGTCATATCCTTGAGCTTCTAATTCTTTAACGGCATTTTGAAATATAGATTCTCGAGCTCCTAAGTCTGAACCATGAGACATACGCTCTAAGAAGAATAAATATTTACGGAATCCTTCTTTGTCTTTACCTTTATATTTATTAATAATATCAACTTCATCTAAAATATCTTTCTGCCCAATGATTCCGTAGCGATTTAATAGTTCAGCATTAGGAGACAAGTCTGCTGTAAATTGATTTCTAACTATTGATGTCCAAGTATTTTTTATATTACTTGCAAACCCAGCTTTATTTCCTGACACTAGAGTTGCTCGGATTGGATCTTCCCACGCCTGATTCCATACAAACTGAGGCATCATAGTAATACCGCGTCGTAGTAATCTAACTGGAAAGTTAACTATGTCCCAGATCAATCCTGTTAACACAGGGGAAGAAGCAAACGCCGCCATATCACTTGGGTCATCAACAATAAATTCTTTAGGTTTACCATTCACATTAAC